CAGAGGTACATTTACTGCATCAATTGATATGAATTTTGATGAGACTGATTCTGGTCAAACAGCATTAACACAAGGCTCTTCTTTGAGTTTTGAGTTTATGCCAGAGGGTGCAGATTCAGGCGACAGAAAATTTTCTGGCACAGGTATTGTGACTGGGATGTCTGTTGGAGTGACCTTAGACGGAGTAACTACAAGAACAGTTTCTTTACAAGGTACAGGTGGTCTAACTATCGGCACAGTATAATAAATGCCAGATAATAAAATAGATTACTTTGAGGGAATCAAAGATCACTTTTCTACATTAGAAACACAAATAATTGAAGTACCCGAATGGGGATTAGTTGGCGATAAAGCAATTTATTGCAAACCTTTTAATATGCTTGAGAAAGCCAAAATATTTAAGGGTGCAACAAATACTGATCTCAACGTTTTAATTGATGTTATTATTGAAAAAGCATTGACGAAAGACGGCGATAAAATGTTTAATGCGACTCATGTTTTGGCTTTTAAAACTAAAGCAGATACAAATGTCATTGCAGAAGTATCAACAAAAATTATGGGAACAGGAAACGTTGATATTGAAGACAGTAAAAAAAACTAAAAAATAATCCAGAACTACACAATATTTTTGCTTTAGGCGAAAAACTACACAAGACACTTCCAGAAATCTTGCAAATGTCCGTATATGAGTTTAATATGTGGATTGCCTATTTTAATCTTCAACAAGAAGAAAGAGAAAGACAGGACAGACTTGCGAGTATGAAAAGATAATGGCTACAAAAAAAGTAAATATAGATATTGTCGCTAAAGATAAAACTAGACAGGCGATGCAATCTGCAACGCATGGTGTTGATGGTTTAAAAAATTCTGTATTTAATCTTAAAAATGCCTTGATAGGTTTAGGTGCTGGTGTTGCAATTAAATCATTTGTCGATGTTGGAAAACAAATAGAGTCATTACAAGTAAGATTAAAATTTTTATTTGGTACTGCTGAAGAGGGTGCAAAAGCATTTGATGCTATGGCAAAGTTTGCCTCTAAGGTACCTTTTAGTCTTGAGCAAATACAACAAGGTTCTGGTGTTCTAGCAGTAGTCAGTAAAGATGCTGATGAACTAGCAGAAATATTAGAACTTACAGGTAATGTAGCTGCTGTCACAGGATTAGATTTTAGAACTACTGCAGAACAAATACAAAGATCACTATCAGCTGGTATATCAAGTGCAGATTTATTTAGAGAAAGAGGTGTTAAAGCAATGCTTGGGTTTAGTGCTGGGGCAACTGTTTCAGTAGAACAAACTAGAGATGCTTTGTTTAAAACTTTTGGAAAAGACGGTCAGTTTGCTGGTGCTACTAAAGATTTAGCAAACACACTTGAGGGTACTCTATCAATGATAGGGGATAAATATTTTAATTTTCAAAAAGAGGTTGCAGAAGAATTTTTTGTAGCATTAAAAAAAGAGTTTGGAGCTTTAGATCAAGCACTTGCAGATAATGAGGCTTTAATAACTGATATAGCTAGAGCAATAGGAAAAGGATTAGCAGATGCGGTCACACTTGCGTCACAGTCAATAGTATTTTTTAAAGAAAATTTTGAAACCATAAAAAGATTAGGTATGGCTGCTGTTATTTTTACAGTCACTAGAAGAATGCTTTCATTAGCAATAGCAATTAAAAAAGTTGGTTTAGCATTTTTGACACTTAACAAAGTAGCTATGCGAAACTTTATAGGTATGTTGGCTGCTGCTGGATTTATTATTGCAGACATGACTGGTAAATTAGATGAATTTTTTGCATTATTTGAGAAACCGAAAACTATGCAAGAGTTAGGCGATGAACTTGATCTTATAGTAGAACAATTAGGATTATTAGAAGATAACGGAGTCAAGGGATTTCAAAGAATACACGATGAGGCAATTCAATTTAGAAATGATCTTGAAGCATTAAGAATGGGTGTTGAAGAGGGCTCACATGAGTTTCAAATGTTATCAAATATGATTAACGAGGTTGAACAAGCACTTCATGATGTACCACTACAAACAATAACTATTGATGTAGATGAACAAACTAAAAAAGTAGGATTGCTTACTCAAGCATATCAAAAATTCAAAGAGGGATTTATGGATGCTTTGAAAGATCAAAAGTCAGCAATGGAACAAATTAAAGATATTGGTAAAGCTACTTTCGGTGAACTTAAAAAAACTTTAACAGATTTTGTTATGACAGGTAAATTAGAGTTTGAAGATTTTGCAAGATTTGTAATTAAAAAATTTATTGAAATGTTAGTTGGTCAAGCAATACAAGCAGCTTTCCAAAAATCATTAAAATTATTTAAAATGGATGCAATAAAAAAAGCTATGATAAGTGTATTTGAGGGGGCATTAAAAACTTTTGCCTCAATACCTTTTCCATTTAACATAGCAGCTGTCGGTGGTGCTATCGCTTTCGGTATGAGCATGGTTAATAAAATTAGAGGATTTGAAAAAGGTGGTAGACCACCTGTTGGACAACCAAGCATAGTAGGAGAAAGTGGACCAGAATTATTTGTACCCGATCAAGCTGGAACTGTAGTACCAAATAATCAATTAGGTATGGGTAAACAAGTGACAGTAAACTTTAATATCAATACTGTTGACGCAAGAGGTTTCAATGAATTATTAGTTAATAGCAGAGGTGTAATAGTTAATATGATAAACAATGCTGTTAATGAAAAAGGTAAGGTAGCAATTATATGAGTGGTGCTTTTCCAAGTGAAAATTTTAATGCAATAAATATTAAAAATAATCAGAAAACTTTAGTAAGTGAAACAGATAGTGGCAAAACATTTAGAAGACAAATACAAGGACAACGATTTAGTTTTACAGTTTCATTTCCTCCTATGAAACGAGAAGATTTTGCCCCAATCATGGCTTTTATTATGAAACAAAGGTCAAGGAAAGAAAGTTTTACCATAACCTTGCCAAGCAACTTAGACGCTCTTGGTAGTGAAACTGGAACCTTATTAGTGAATGGGGCACACTCCTCGGCAGATACGACTATTGATATTGACGGATTTGCTAGTGATGGTGCTGGAAGATTAAAAGCTGGCGATTTTATTAAGTTTGCCCATGATAAAGTATATATGGTTGTTGCAGATGTTACATCATCAAGTAATGCGGCTACCGTTAGCATTGAACCACCATTAAGAACTGCTTTAACAAATAACAGTGCAGTCACATATGATTCTGTGCCTTTCACTGTGCATCTAACAAGTGATGTCCAGGAGTTCGGTATAGGGGAAAATGATAATGACGGTAATCCAATATTCAGATATGAGTTTGATGTTATTGAAAGTTTATAATGCCCAGAGGATTATCAAGTGCAGTTAAAACAGAACTAGCAACAGGCAATATTGATCCTGTTGTTTTAGTAGAGATAGGTTTTGCAACACCTGTTTATTTAACAAATGCACCTTTTGATATTGCTTCTAGTGTTTCTGGCTCATCAAGAACTTATCTAGCCAATGGACACTTACGCAGTATCACAGGTGCTAATGAAACTAATAGACCAACAAAAAACACTTTATCTATAAGTTTATCGGCTGTTGATCAAACATACGTTGCTGTTGCCCTTAATGAAAACATTATAAATGCTAATGTTTATATTTATAGAGGCTTTCTTGATACAAACAGTGCGATTATTGCCGACCCTTTTTTATTATTTTATGGCACGATAGACGAATATAAAATAAGTGATAATACAACTACTGCTAATTTAATTTTAAGTATTACTTCACATTGGGGAAATTTTAGCAAAACTGCTGGTAGAACTACTACCGATAATTCACAAAAAAGATTTTTTAGTAGTGATAAAGGTATGGAGTTTGCGGCTTTGACTGTTCGTGATATTAAATGGGGTAGATAGTGACAAGCATACATCTTTATCAAGCAGAAAGAAAAGATATAGAAAATATTTATCAATTATTAGTTGAATATAAAAATGTTGATTTAGAAGATGTAAACTTTCCTGATATTGATAGAAATAAGTTAATTAATTTTATAAACACAATACTACAAAGAGGTAAAATAATTTTATTAAAAGATTTAGATCGTGATGAATTAGTTGGTTGTTGTATGTTTAACAAAGCCGAATATTTTTTTAGCACAAGTAAAATGATGCAGATACAAATGATTTATATTAAACAAAGATTTAGAAATTATAAATTAGTAAAACAATTAATTGAATCAGTAAAAAAAGTGTCAGAAGATTTACCAATAGTTTTATCTATTACTTCTGGTTTAGGTATTGATCCTGTTTTTCAAATGTTAGGTTTTGAAAACATGGGTGGTAATTGGAGGTTAATGTAATGGGTGGCTGGAATCCTTTTGAGGATATTGTTGATTTTGTTACCGATGTCGTTGATGCTATTGTTGATATTGTTGAAGATTTTGTTGGTTGGTTATATCCTATGCCCGATATCCCAGATTATGGGGATATGCAACAAGACCTCAATGCAAAAGGTGTTTTAGTAAATAAATTTAGTGCCAATGCCTCTATACCGATAGTTTATGGAACAAGAAAAGTTGGTGGTAATGTTGTTTTTTTAGAAACATCTGGAACTGATAATCAATATTTATATATGGCTTTAATACTCAGCGAGGGCGAAATAAATGATATCTCATCAATATTTGTAAATGATAGCCAAGTCACATTTACAGGCGATATTGCTGATAACACACAAATAACAGTAGCAAGTTCTGACAGTAATTTTTATGATACTGAAAATTCTGAAAGTTTAATTACCGTTGAGCCACACTTTGGTTCTGATTCACAATCTGCCTCAAGTTTATTAAGCACATTAACATCATGGACTAGTAATCATAAATTAAGTGGACTTGCATATCTAGCAATACGTTTTACTTGGAATGCTGATAAATTTGGTTCTTTACCTGTAGTAAACGCAGTTGTTCAAGGTAAAAAAGTATATAACCCAAACCTTGACGGAACAAAAACAGGTGGCTCTGGTTCTCATAGAGAGGATACATCATCAACATGGGAATATTCAGATAATCCTGTTTATCAATTACTAGATTATTTGCGCAACGATAGATTTGGAATGGCTATACCAAACAGTTATTTTGATAGCAATTATGCTGATTGGCAAACTGCTGGTGATGTTTGCGATACAAATATAACACCATATTCTGGTGCTAGTGCTATAGATTTAATGGATAGTCATACCGTTGTTGATACATCAAAAAAAGCCATAGAAAACGTAAGAGAGTTTGTAAAAGGGTGTCGTGCTTTTTTAAATTTTAGTGGGGGTAAATATAAAATTCTTGTAGAAAGTTCTGGTTCTGCCTCTATTACACTTACAGAAGATAACATACTCGGTGGTATTACAGTATCAAGTAAAAATAAAAATTCACGATACAATAGAGTTATTGTGAACTGGATAAATCCTGATAAAAATTATCAATCAGATACTGCACAATTTCCCCCTGTTGATGAAACAGGATTAGCAAGTGCAGATCAACACGCAACTATGAAAACTGCTGATGGTGGTTTATTATTAGAGGGAAGATTTGATTTTCCTATGTTTACAAGTCCATATCAAGCACAAGAAATGGCAGAAATAATTTTACGTAGATCAAGATCAAGTTTAGATGTTACTTTGAAAGCAGATGCCACAGCATTAGAGTTAAGTATTGGAGATATAGTAAATATTACCCATGCTACCCCTAGTTTTTCTGCTAAACCTTTTAGAGTGCAAGGTATGTCTATCAATGCTGATCAGAGTGTTGGTTTACAATTATCTGAACATCAAGATAGTTATTATACCTTTGGTACTCAACAAGAAGTTGCCACAATACCAGATACAACATTACCTAATCCTTTTACAGTTCAACCTCCAGCGTCGATTACATTAACAGACGAATTGATAGAATATTCAGAGGGAACAGTAATTACACGATTAAATATAGCAATAGGTGCATCAACAGATCAATTTGTTCAATATTATGTTGTAGAAGCAAAACTTTCTACTGAAACAAATTTTAAAATAATTGGTCAAGGAACTGAACTAAATTATGAAATGCTTAATGTGATAGATGATGCAACTTACAACGTTAGATGCAGAGCAATAAATTCACTTGGCTCTTCTTCTTCTACAATCACAGAAAATAGAAAAATAGTTGGTGCAACAGAACCGCCAAATGATGTTACAAACTTTTCTGTGAATATGCTTGGCAGTTCTCAAATGCAGTTAAATTGGGACGCAAATACTGACCTTGATATTTCTTTTTATGAAATACGTTATCAAAACGTCACTTCAAATGCTCAATGGAACAAATCGGTTAATTGGCTTCAAGTTCCTAGAACATCAGGAACAAGTATTACAACAAATGTAAGAGATGGTGCATTTTGTATCAAAGCTGTAGATAAATTAGGAAACGAATCAAACAATGAAACGATTATCTATTCTAATATAGCGTCAGCAACAAGTAACTTTAAAGATATACAAACATTGACAGAAGATATAACTGCTGGAACATTTGACGGAGATACAGCATTGACGGATAGTTCTGGTGTTAATTCTATTGTTTTAGATACTGTAAATGATTTCGATGATGTTACTGGAAACTTTGATGATGCGTCAGGCGATTTTGATTTAGGAGGTGCAGATGATAATATTGATAATGAAGGATTCTATACACTTGCACAAACACTTACATTATCTAGTATTTACGATACTTCTTTTATTAAAAATATTACAATAGATCAAATTGAAGACCCTTACGATTTGTTTGATGATGGTAGAGGAGCGGCTTTATTTGATGATGCACCTGCACCTTTTGATGGTAATGACCCAACAAATGCAACAGCACAACTGCAAATAGCTAGTTCTACAACATCATTAGATAATGCTACAAGTTTTCAACCAATGAATACATCAACAACATTTAAAGGTAGATATTTTAAATTTAGATTACGATTAGCTAATACTAATAATAAAACAAGAGCATTTATATCGGGTATTTCAATAGATATAAAAATGCAAAAGAGACAAGAAACAGGTGAAGATGTAGCAAGCGGAACGGGTACAAAATCTATAACATATGGAAGTTCATTTTTTGCTGTTCCAAGTATAGGTATTGCCGCTCAAAATATGGCTACAGGAGATTTTTTTTCAATATCTAATAAATCTGTTGACGGATTTGATATAGTCTTTAAAAACAGTAGTGATACAATAATAAATAGAACTTTTGACTATGTTGCAACAGGACATGGCTTGAAAAGTTCTTCATAAATGTTTATAGTAGGATAAGTATGAGTCAAGTTTCAGATGTAAGTTTAGCGAACCAAGGATTCAGTGCATTTCGTACTGAACTGAATAATATTTTAGGTGCATTAAATTCAATGCATTCTGGGACATCAAGACCTGGTTCCGCAACTACAGGCACTATTTGGCTTGATACAACAAATTCTGGTTCAAATTCTTTAGAAATAAAATTTTTTGATGGTTCTGATGATATAAGTTTTGCTACTGTTAATACTTCAGCTAACACAATAAACTTTATTGATAGCACAGTATCATTTGATATTGTTAGTGATACAACACCGCAACTTGGTGGCGATTTAGATACTAACTCAGCAAACATAAAAATTGATGATGCTCATGGTTTATTTGATGAAAACAACAATGAACAGTTAATATTTCAAACAACTGCAAGTGCAGTGAATTTTGCAGAATTAACAAATGCGGCTACAGGTAATGATGTGGGTTTAGCAGTAGATGGTTCTGATTCAAATGTTGGTTTATCATTGTCAACAAAAGGAACAGGTAAGTTTAAATTTAATGATGCCGCATACTTCCCTGAAGCAACATTAACAGACGCATCAACAATTGCTTGGGACGTTCAATCAAGTCCTGTTGCTAAAGTAACTCTTGGCGCAAGTAGAACATTAGGTGCGGCTACAAATGGAGTAGCTGGTCAATTTGTTTCATTATTAGTTATTCAAGATGGAACAGGAAGCAGAACATTATCATTTAATGCTGTTTATGAATTTAAAGATGATACTGCACCAACATTAACAACAACTGCTTCTAAGGGAGATTTATTTGTATTTAGATACAATGGTTCTAAATTTTTAGAAGTTGGTAGAAACCTTAACCTTACTTTATCATAATATGTTTGCATTAGTTCAAGATGGTAATATCGTTCAAATGCCTAAAGGCAATAAAGGAATAACTATTGATGGAGTACAACACCCATCTTCAATATATAAATTATGGTCAGATGAAGAAAGATTAGCAATAGGAATTTATCCTGTTAGAGTTGACACCACAAATAAAAAAGATGAAGATTGGTACATTAATACAAATATCACTTATGCTGTAAGTGGTAATGAAGTTGTAGGTACTTATGGGACAGCAACAGCTAGAGCTATTGAAGATGCAAATGCAAAAGATAAAGAGGGTAATAATTTAACTGATGAAAATGGAAATCAGATAATTATAAAAGGATTAAAAACAATTAAAAAAGAAATGATAGATCAACAATGTGCTGGAATATTACAACCTAGTGATTGGAGAGTAATAAGAGCAAAAGAAACAGGTGGAACAATGAATAGTGGTTGGAAAACTTGGAGAGCATCAGTTAGAACTAAATGTAATTCTATGCAAGATCAAGTAGATGCAGTTTCAAATGTTGATGAACTTGCGGCTTTATTTACTTATACAGAACAAGAAGATGGAAGCATTACAAGACCATTAGGCGAATTTCCTACTAAGGACGATTAAATGCCTTTTGCTATAGGTGGAAACCAATTAGATACAGGTTATGATGTAAGTAATTCAATTAGAATGGACGGCACAGCTAACTTTTCTGATTATACTTTTGGCACTTCAACAAATGTTAGAAAAAGAACTTTAAATTTTTGGGTTAAAAGATCAAAAATAGATGATGATGCTGGTCAAGTTGTTATATCGTATGATTCTAGTGGGGCTGGCGGTTCACTTTTATTTCAAGGTGAGGGAACTGGAGTAGGTTCAAACGATCAATTATTTATCTCAAATAGAAATGCCACGTCAGGTAGTTCAGATTATGGAGTAAGAACTAATAGATTATTTAGAGACGTAGCAGCTTGGTATAATATTCATATTGAATACGATACAACTCAAAGCACAGCATCAAACAGAATAAAAATTTATGTAAATGGTGTGCAAGAAACAAGTTTGGCACAGACCGATTATCCAAGTCAAAATTATGATACAACAGGATTTTTAGGTAGCACAACAGCCGCACATGAAATAGGTAGAGGTGCGCCGACAGGTTCAATGAATTATTTTAAAGGTTATTTTGCTAATTTTGCTTTTGTTGATGGAACAGCTTTAGACCCAACTTCATTTGGAGAATTTAATGATAACGGAGTTTGGGTACCAATAGACCCATTAAAACAAAGTATTAATTTTGGTAATGTTGGTTTTTTTCTTGAATTTAAACAATCTGGTTCAAATCAAAATGCAAGTGGTCAAGGTGCTGACACTAGCGGCAATGATAATCATTTAAATCCCAACAATATGGGAACAGAAGATACAACAACAGATACACCTACAAATAATTTTTGTACGTTAAATCCCTTATCTGCTGGTAGTGATATGAGAGCAAACGGGTCTTTTACACAGGGTAATTGTGAATTAACAAATGGTGGTACAACAGGTGAAGCTAACGGACAAAAATGTCAAGGCACTATGGGTTTTGCAAATGGAAAATGGTATTGGGAAGTAAAATTAATATCAAATACTATGACAGCAGGTATAGTTGATTCATCTATTAATACTTCAGCAGATATAAATTTAGGTTCTAAAAATGCTGTAACATATGACTCAGAAACAGGTATTATAGCTAATATTAATGGTAATGTGCAAGGCGAGACAGTAAGTAGCCAATATGACGATGGAGATATAATTGGTGTTGCTGTTGATGCTGATAATGGTTTTGTTTATTTTGCAAAAAATAACACTTATCAAAATAGCGGTAATCCTACAAGTGGCTCATCTGGTACAGGAGGTGCATCTTTTACACAAGGTAATCAAATGTTACCATTAGCAGCAGATAATAGCTCAGGTAGTGCAGGAAATCATCAATACAATTTTGGTAATGCACCTTTTTCTATATCAAGTGGTAATGCTGACTCAGAGGGTCATGGTAATTTTGAATTCGCACCACCTAGTGGGTATTTTGCATTATGCACTAAAAATTTAGCGGAGTACGGATAATGGCTTATACAACAATAGATGATGGTTCAGTATATTTTCAAACAGCTTTATGGTCTGGAGATAATGCTACTACACAAGACATAACTAATGATGGTAACTCAGACTTACAACCAGATTGGGTTTGGGTTAAATGTAGAAATACAGGAGGGAATGGTTTTAGTCATAATGTCCATGATACTTCAAGAGGAGTTGATAATAATGTTAATAAATCTTTAGCCCCAGATGATAATGATAAAGAGGGTTTAGGTAATAACGTAACTTCTTCAGCACAATTTGGTGGTGTTAGTGCTATGCTTTCAGATGGATTTACAGTTAGAGAAGGTAGTATTGATAATGATGCAAGATATGTTAATGAAAGTTCAAGAACATACGTAGGTTGGCAATGGAAAGTTAATGGTGGAACAACAGCTTCTAATAGTAACGGCTCTATAACTTCTACTGTTCAAGTTAATACAGTAGCAGGAATAAGCATAATTCTCTATACAGCTACTGGGTCTAACGCAACAATAGGCCATGGATTATCACAAACCCCTGAAGTAGTAATAACAAAAGGGCGATCCGATAATCACTCTTGGATTGTTGCACATAAATCCGACAGCGCAGATTTTAGTAAAGTTTTTGTTTTGAACACTAATGCCGCTAGTGTTACATCTACAGGTAATTATCAAGGTGTTGCGCCAACAAGCACTGTATATTCAATCGGAACTTCTGGAGGAAACAACAGCACAGGCGGTGGTGGTTTATATGTTGCTTATGCTTTTCACTCAGTGCAAGGTTACAGTAAATTTGGTAGCTACACAGGAAATGGCAATGCAGATGGAACATTTGTTTACACAGGATTTAAACCTGCTTGGATAATGGCTAAAAGAACTGATGCCGCAAAAAACTGGTATATAGCAGATAGTACTAGATCACCAAATAATGTTAATAAAGCACATTTAGTTGCTAACACTAGTGATGCAGAAGATACATCTGGCGATGCAAATGATTCTTATTTTGATATTTTAAGTAATGGTTTTAAATTAAGACAAGATTTTTCACATTTAAACGCAAGTGGAGCAGAACATATCTACATGGCATTTGCAGAACACCCATTTGTAAGTAGTAAAGGCGTTCCTGTTACTGCAAGATGAAACCTTTTGTAATAGGCACAATATTAGCCCTGATAATTATTTTTTTTCTTAATAGTATGCTGAACTCAGCTATGGCTGAGACAAACACAGTATCATCAACAGTCGTCACAAATAATACACCACCAACTGCCAGCAGTCCTAGTGTTGTTGTGAATAATTCTGATGTATGTAAAACTGCTGTAGCTGGTGCAGTACAGACTCAAATACTTGGCATAAGTTCTGGTATGACAGTCACTGATGAGAACTGTGAACGTATAAAATTATCAAGATCGTTATATGCTATGGGAATGAAAGTCGCCGCAATATCAACTCTTTGTGCAGATTATCGAGTGTTTGATGCGATGTGGAATGCTGGAACATACTGCCCTTTTCAATCAGCCATAGGCGAAGATGCAAAAACAGGTTGGGAAAATAATAAAAGTTTAATTCCTGAGGGTAGTTTGATATTTGTTGAACTAGAAAAAATAGAGGTTAGTGAAACACCAAACATTGTAAGAGATATAAATGATTTTGAGAAATTTGTTATTATGGGTATGGCTATGTATATTGGTATCCCTATCATTTTCTAGTAAAGCTGTAGATTGTACAACTGATACAGTAGGATTATGTACCCCTACGATAGAACAAATCATTGAAGAAGTCGTCACAGAAACAATAGAGTTCCAATCTGACGGTATATTAACCACTACAACTACTGAAACTACAACAACAACAACGACTGTTTCTAACGAAGATTCTGGCGATATTTTAGATGGCAATAATGGTTATGTCACATCTTCAAAAGAGGGGGATATGGACATTGATTGGGGAGGTCAAGGACCTGCTACTATGCCGAGTGGTTCTGGCTGTTATAATTTAGGTACTGATAAATGTGCCCAAATAACAGGATCAGGCAACTCAACATCAACAATGGGTGTATCTGGTATGGGCACAACTTTTATAAATACTGTTGATATATCAGATCTAAACATAAAATATGGTGGCCAAACCAATTACTCAATCAAAGTAGATAAACGAGATGCTCAAGATTCAATCTATATGCATATTACAGGCAAGAACGGTAATACAAGTGTTTTTAGTGGTACGGATATTTTAAGTGCTAGTGGCACGAACTCTGGTTTTAATACATACACAGGGGGATTTGATTTTTCTGGTAGCATAACGACTGTAATTATTGAGGTCGGAGGTAGAGATATAAATCTTGCTATCGGACCCTTGTTCGATGATGTCACTGTTAACGTTTTGTATAACACTATCAATACCATTGTCGAGCAAACTATAACATCTGTTGAAATGTTTGTTGCTTTAAACCCAGATGTGCCAGATGAAGTGATAGATGTTGTTGAAGATATTTTTGATGCCAATATGCCTGTTGAATCTGATGCTGGTTTTGATTTTGAACCTATTGAGGTAGAAGAAGTAAGTTATGAAAGTGTTGAAATAGAAATCGCAGAAATAGAAATAGAAGAAATACAAGTAGTAAGTGTTGATGTTTCAGAAAATGTTGAGGTTAGTGTGGCTGATGTGGAATCAGAAATTGAAATGGAGTTAGAAATGGAGTTAGATGATGTTGAGACAGAAACCAATACAGAACCAGAATCAACGCAAGAATCCCCAACCAATAGCGAAGACGCAGAACCAACCGAAGAAAAAACAGAAGAATCAACACAGGAACCCAAACAAGAAAAAACAGAAGTAGCAGAGGCGAAAGAAGAAACCACCCAAGAAGAAAGCCAAGACGATGAAAAACAGGAATCATCTAAACAAAAAGCAGCCAAAAAAGTTTTGAAAAAGATTGATGATAAAAAAAGATATGATTCTACAAGTCAATTAAAAACCCTCGTTGTAATGCAAGTATTAGGAAACACTAAATCATTTTTCAGTGACCAACAAGAACTTAATGATAGGGCAAATTTTTTTACTAATCTAACTTTGCCAGATGCTGTGATATCTGATAATAATATAGCTGGATATTTACTGTTTGGTGGTAGCAATCAATTAATGAACGAAATGATAGATAGTCAATGGCAACAGAAATAGATGTAGGTGGTATTAAGTTTCGAGGAGGTAAAATATTCCTTATAATAACCATTTTAAGTAGTTTTGTAGGGGTATTATGGGGTGGTTTTGAAGCTTATCAGAGGTATTTAGACATGGAAAGCAAGATAAACAACTTTGTATCGCCTGATTTTTCTCATTATGACACTAAATTAGAGGTACTTGAAACTGAATTAAATATGCTACAATCAGAGATATCTGTTATACTTGACGAGGTGGCTTTAGTGGCAGATGTTGCTAAAGAACTTAAAAATGACCTCAAAGCAGATGTCAGAAGAATAGAAACTATTGTTGAAGATGTAGAGCAAAGAGTAAAAGAGGATAGCCGAGAAAACTCAAAAGATTTAAAAGAGGCTATAAATGGGATAAAAGACGATATGACAGAACTAGAAGAAAAAACTGAAAAGCAGATACGTAATGCTTTAGAAAACCCACTCAATCAATTGAAATAATTACGATATATGATAATGATTAACTATGAGTAAGATAACACCTAAAACAACAAAAGAGCATATTGTAAATATTTACAACAAAATAGAGCAATTAGAATCAAATCATATTTACCATTTGCAACAAGAGGTAAAAAAATTAAATCGTATTTTGTATGCTGTAGGTTTTATGGTTGCTACTCAATTTATTGCCTGGGGATTAAAATTTTTTAGCTAATGGACTTACATACTTTACAACAAGAAATAATAAAAGAAGAGGGTGGTATAATCCTTAAACCTTACAAGGATCATCTTGGTTATTGGACTATCGGTGCTGGCCACCTCATTAGAGATAATGAAAAAACAGAACTTATGCAACCGATTAACTATCAAAAAGGATTAGAATTATTTTTAAAAGATTTTAATGTATCAAAAAAAGATATGGAAACTTTTACAGAGGGTATGACTATTGATGATAATGCCAAAGAATGTGTTCTTCACATGGTATTCCAACTTGGTTTACCTCGTTTAAATAAATTTGTAAAATTTAAAAAATGTTTATCTGAAAACGATATAGAGGGTGCAATGGTTGAAATGAAAGACTCGCTTTGGTATCGTCAAACAACCAATCGTGCAAATCGCATTATTGATAAAATGAAAAAAAGCATAGGAGTATAAATGGTGTTAGGAAAATTATTAGGTGGTGATGCTATAAAAACTGTTGCTGGTGTTATTGATGATTTACATACCAGTGAAGAAGAAAAAGAACAATTAAAAGTAAGATTTGCTGAGATAGAGTCACGATTAAAAGAAAAACAGATGGCTATTAATTTGGCAGATGCACAAAGCACTGCTGGCGGAATAAGTGGTATGTTGCAACGTTCATGGCGACCTCTTATTGGTATGTCTTGTGCTTTAGCAATTTTTTGGGAGTTTGTCTTGTCAAAATTTATTTTGTTTATTTGTGGATTGTTTCAGTATGAAGTGGTAAACATACCAGAGTTAGATATGGGAACTCTCATGCCTCTTGTGATGTCACTTTTGGGTATGGGTGCGCTCAGAACGTTCGAGAAAACCAAGGGAATCTCGAAATAACGAAAGGAGTCAGTTATGGCTAGAAAATTTATTGAAGAGAAAGTCAATAAATGGTGGCATGCATTCACTGAATTAAAATCATGGGTGCAGATTGCAATAGCATTAGTTGTTGTTGTCATCGTTCATAATTATATTTTGCATTAGTATGGCTAAGAAGAAGAAAAAAACAGCTGGTCTTACTAATAAACAAAAAAAATTGCCTAAAGCATTGCAAATGGCAATCTTGAAAAAACAAAAGAAAGGGAAATAATATGCCTAGTCATTATGGTGGTGGCAGAATGAAAGGATCAATGAAGTCAAAACCCATGAAATCCAAAAAAGCCAAAAAGAAAAAAAAGAAGAAAAGATAATGGTTAAGGTTGCATCAATAAAAAACATTGTAAAAGATTTAAAACCAGGACAAAAAAAAACTATGAATCGCCATGCGAAACATCATACTTTAAAACACATGCGGTCAATGGCTCGTGCAATGAAAAAGGGTGCAACCTTTGCCCAAGCACATAACAAAGCAATGAGGTCAACAGGCAGATGAGTAGTGGATTTACAACAACTGCCACAATATCTGAATTAATAGACAAAAGACCTATAAAACGCAAAAAACGATCTAAGAGGTCTAAAAAAGTTGTGAAAAAAGGCTCATACAGAGCCGCACAGTCGCTTTTAAGGGTTTAGGGGTACTAATACCCCCAAACCTCAGTTCTTGCCTTTAAAACAGCCTCTTCTCGCCAAATCCAATCATCAGGGTTAGGAATCAATGAATTTTTTACATCTTCGGCTGAATTAACAGTTTTTAGGTAATAAGCCATAGCAGTTATAATATGCTCACATAATTTCATGGCATAATCATACTCAGTAAGTGCTAGTTCATAAAAATCTGTGCCTGTTTTTTTTGCTACAAGATACCATAATTTTTGATTAGCATTTGTGCCTCTATGATAGATAGCTTGTTGCATAGCATGAGACATAGATATACCGTTAGGTTTCCTCTTAGTAGTTTTCAAATCAATATAAAAATCTTCCTTAGTATTTTTATCTTCCATGTGAAAGTCAGTATAACCAATCAGAGGTATGCCCTTGATATCTAGTTCTACTTTTTTTTGATAACCTATAAGATTCCATTTAAAAGCATGATCTCTAAACTTTTGAACACCTAACTGTAGCAAAGGAGTAAGATATTCTTTTTCCTCTGCAGTTTTAGGGTCATTAATCCTAGAGCAGTTTGCGTCAAACTCATCATGCATTTTTTTTTCGGCAACATCAAATTCTAATCCATTAAGAAACATATTTAAACCAGACTCAACAGCTTTTCCTCGTTCAGCCGCAGCACTACTAGCAAACTCATAACCGAATATCCTACGTAATGCCCACCTTTCACGATTGAAAGCGAACTCGTTTAAATGGCTAAATGAAAGTGGCAATAATTTTTTTTTATCGCCACTATCAAACTTTTGAAAATGTTCTATCATATCAAATCAATATATTCTTTTTGCTTTTGAATAATATTTTGAACTTTGATTTGTAGGTTCATTAAATCATCACTGATTGCACCTTTACCGAACTTATGAAGATACATAGCAATAGCAATTCTCAAGTTTTCCATAGTATTTAAATCTTGAGCCGCATGAAATAAAGCACCCTGTATTTGTTCTTCATGTTCATTGTGATATGCCTCTTGCTCTTCTGGTGTTAGTTCTTCTAATAAACGATCAGACATTATTTTACCTCCATTGAATATTGTGCGAAAGTCTTACCCTGTTTGGTAATATTTTCAGTTATTATATCATAACCCTCTTTTCTTAAATCTAAAATTCTAGCACTTAACCTAAAGCAACCGAACTTTTCTAGAGCATCAATGGGGGTTAGTTTTTTACCTTTAAGTAGGTAATTTAAGATTTGTTTATTCTGGCTCATAACTACTCCTTTCTATAAGTGTTTTGCCAACTCCCTTTCGTTAACGACTTTAGTTCTTAAGTCCTCTCGAAAGGTTTTAAAGGTTTCGTATCTAATCTTAGCACGATTCCTTTCTTTAAGAACTTTCTCGTATCTAGTAGTAAAGTCCTTAAACCTTTTATCTGAATAAATGTGTGCATTTAATTCAGTAGTATTCTTATACTTGGTATTTTGACAGTAATAAAGGGTTAATTCTGAAACTAACATTTTTTCCTCTTTTTTAAGGAGTTCGTAAGCAGTATCACTGTCGCTAAATTCTAAACCTAGTAACTCTTGTTGATGAGATAATTGACTAGGTTCAAACTCTAGTGAATATATATCAGTCGCCATTGTTTTCCTCGTACTCTTTGTTATCTATTTTTTCTCTTAAATGAACTTTCCATTGTTCGTTAATATCTTTATGTTGATGTGCAATCGTATGACATGATCTGCAAACAGGAAACAAATTATCAATTCTATTCAAGCGATTATTTTTTACCCCACCCATTTTTTTTGAAATCAAGTGATGAATATCTACAGCTGGTTTACGATAGCAACCCCAACATATGGGGGTATCTTGTTCGCCATACCCCCAATATCTTCTGAAAAGTAATTTATAGTCTTTCAAGGTTTTCATTAAATGACTTTACAGCATTTTTAGTTAGATCTGAAATATCATCTACTGAAAAGTGCCCACTACCCATAGCACGACCAACTATACCCGTCACAAAAATATCTCTTCTTTGAGTGACATCTTTATTAACCATAGGTCTTGTTGGTGTTGGATTAGTAGGCGAACCTACATCTTCTGACGTGTGATCTGCTACTATTTCTAAATCCTTAACATTAGTATAAGGATTACCATTCGCAGATGTTTTAGTGTTGATTACTGTAAAATTTATAGCATCGCCACTCTTAGGCATTGGATTTAATACTGTGCCTCGGCAGTATAATCTAGTACCATCTATCAAATCAATTGAGTAGTTTGGTACTCCGTCTTTAGTATTATCAAAACATTTTTCTACAACGTTCGACATATTTACCTCCTATTATTATTATTTATTAAGAACATTATAACCTCTACCCTCTAAACAATTATTGATTAAATCTTGTCTAGTAGTTAATTTGGGAGAGAGCCATAAAATCCTCCAACGAAAAGAATTATATACTATTTTGCCCTTATCGGCTACGACATTGGTATGATCTTTGACAATATCTTCGCAAGTATATAAGTCATCATGATATCTGTTCATATCCCCATCGATATTAGCAGATGATTTGCCTCTACTGTCAACTATTGGTGCCTTGCTACAACCGAAAACAGCCATAGCAAGACATATTAAAACAAACATTGTTAATATCTTAAAAAACATTTTGTAGTAAGTTTTTTGTTGAGATATTACATGTTTATATTCAATGACAGGTTTACGAGTTCTTAGACAGTACCCGACAATGCGGGTACTCATATAACCATAAGGAAAAAATTTATTTCTCTTTGGCATATCAACTCACTATTTTTAAGTGATCTTTTTTGACAGGTGCAGTCGAACCAAATGCCTTACGTAAGACTTTATCGAGTTCGTCTATACCTATCATCAAAAGTTTATCCATGAGTTCTTGTTTGCACTCACAGTAAGTAGGTGCCTCAATAATCTCAAGATTATGCCTATTGATTAATTGTTTATCATCAATAGAGCCAACCCATTTAGTACCAGACTCACCGTCTAGACCAATGGTTTTTTTAACCTTAATAATATCCACTTTGACAGTTCTGCCAACAAATGGAATGTAGTCAACATAATGACCATGCTTTTTAGTCTTCATATTTAAGTGCCTCCAATTTTTTAGGTGTCCAATATTTATCTCTTTCAATGCCTAAACCAAAAGCACCTTTATAAGATGATAGTTCATCAATACTGACATAACCTAGTTCTTTTTCAAATATCTCACATAACCCATAAGCAACGTTAGTTTCTGGATCAAGTTCTGATAGATACCAAGTGCCTTTGCCTGTTGGGTTAAAGAGCTTAACATAAGCAAGGGAAGATTTACTTCCCTCAGCTTTTTTATGGTTTTTGATAAGTTGTTCTCTTATCGCTTTAGTGAATAATTTCATTATTTGCCTCCTTTTAATTCACTTACGTAAGCATCTATCTCTGGCTTACATGCCTGTCTAAATGCTCGGTTAAGATATTTAGAATCTGACATTGACCAATCAACATTCATTTCATAAGCCAAATCTTGCATGGCTCTGAAAGTAAATCCTAAATATTTGTTTAATAAAAACATATAAACACCCACAAAGTCACGACCATGTTGCGTATCATTATGGCAAAGGAAATGTGCTACTTCATGTATGATTATGTGTTTTGATCTTGCCCACTTTGGCAGTTGCATTTTTTTGTAATACAATTTTCTACCTTTAGTATCTGACTTAGCAAATCTATGGGCACTGTAAAATCCAGAGTAAGCAAGAGCATTTCTGCCACCATTATTATTTGAGCATTTGACTCTAGTTACTCTGATTAGTTTATCAGTATAGTTTCTATAAAATTTATTTTTATAGGTATTCCAAATCTTTGATGCAAATTTATTACACTCTTTAAGTGACATACATTCATCAAAATTTACGATAGATTTTTTAAGTCCGTGATCTGAAAAAAGTTTTTCTTCCCATTTATAGACTCTACTTCTTTGGCTGTCTCGCATTGTTGCCTCCATTATTATTATTATTAATTATTCTGCTACTCATAACTTGATTAGCATTATTATCAAAGACGGCACTACTACCGTCTAAGAAAACTATTTTAAAGTAATGAGTGACCTTACCATTCTCGATAAGGTCAACTCTTCTTGAAGATTTGAAAGGTTTAGGAATCATTTTTTTCTTCCTTGTTAAATTCAATTTGAGATATATGAAAAACAGCAAACCTTTTAAAGTATGGTTTTTTTGGATCGTCGTTGTTAATCATACGAATTAAACTCGCTACTGATTTTGTACCTTTAGGCACAACACCACCAATCTCAAATGCTTGTTTGAATGTAATGAACTCGCCCTCATATCCAGACTTTCTTAACAAATTAATATTCTCGCCTGTATAAGATTCCTTAGTAACGTAATTGATATACATTATTCGCCTCCTAAATAAATAATACAACCTAAAGCAGAACCAAGTTTGTTTACAAGTATTCTGTTTGAATGATCGGATAATAAATCAATAGCAACTGATTTACAAACATCAGAAATATCCATAATGTTAATCATGCCTGATTTATCAACTTGAGATACTTGTATTTTTTTTGCATTTAGCAAAATAAATCTAGCATCAACATATGCGTATGAACTAACACCTTTTTGAAAAGTTTTACCTTCAAAAGAAAAGTATTGAGTATTTAGTCTATGAGTCATTTGACCCTCCTTATTATTATTATTATTAATCATAATAGAAACCTACTAAATTTTTTAGGTTTTGACTACATAAATCGTCATAAAAAAACCCTTATAAAACCTTGATTATTTAATTTTTTTTTAATAAAGTTAGTTTGCTTTTTCTTTTTTAAACATAAAAAGCTCTTTTTGTGGTGTCGCCTCCAACTTGACACTACATATTGGGGGTAAGTTAGTTTATCCTTGCCCCCATGACCAAAGAGATTGATATTCAAATAGCATGTAATTTTTTGTTAAATGAATTATCAGAGGTTTATATTTTTAGACACTATCATATAGCCAATGAAGGAAAGCGATCAGTTCAATATCAAGTAAAATTAAAAAAAATGGGTTTCCGTTCTGGTGCACCAGATTTAGTAATTGAGTACCCAGAGGGCAAACTTTTATATGTAGAATTAAAAAATGAAAAAGGGCAATTATCTCAATCTCAAAAATTATGGAAGATACAATCTAGTGCTTTAAACACCCCACATTTTATTATAAAAGGTAATATCAAACAATGTTTAGAACAATTAGTAGATATTATTGATAAATATGTCCCTCGTCGTACAAGTCAATCAAAAT